GAAGACGCAGTTTCAAACACCGCATGGGGGAGTGTTGATAAAACCTCGCTAATGCACAAAGTTTTAAAAGCTTCTAATTATAAATCCCTTGTCCATGATGTATATTTGGTTGTTGATTCGGGTTGGGAAGAACACCCAAGTTCGAGTTTACATTATCCCATTATGCAAATAGTGGATGGGAAAGCGGTTTATAACAAAAGCGGATTAGCTTCTGCTCTAGGGAGAGCACAAGGTCAAAATGAAACTAGTGTTGTAAGCAAACTAAACGGTCTCTATGAGAAATTGGGACTAGGAGAAAGCAATACTGTAAAAGCGTCTGCGGACGATACAGAAGATTTTGTTAAGGAGGAAACTATGACAGAAGAAGAAAGAATTGCTGCTGAGAAAGCAGAAGCAGAAGCAAAAGCTAAAACAGAAGCGGACGCAAAGTTTGCTGCTGAAAAAGCAGAAGCGGAAGCTAAAGCCAAGGTAGAGGCGGACGCAAAGTTTGCTGCTGAAAAAGCAGAGGCGGAAGCTAAAGCCAAAGAAGCACAAATGGTTGCCGATGAAGAGGCAAAGGCTAAAGTGGCAGAAGAAACAAAGAAAAAGTTAGAAGAGGAAAAAGGGAAGAAATTCGAATTCCCACTCGAAAAAATGCAAGAAATGTTCTCAGAAGATGACGATGAAGACGATGTGAAAATGGCTAAGGTCGAATGTGCCAAGGGCAAAGAAGCGGACTTCGGAATCGTTATGCAAGGGGCATATGCTAAGATGTGCAAGATGGCTAAAGTTATCGAAAAGATGGCTGAGGACAACAAGGCATATATGGCAGAAAACGAGGAACTTAAGAAGTTCAAGGCAGAACTAGAGGGTCAACAAAAAGAGTTTGCGGTTAACGAAACTTTGAAAGACCTCTCGGTATCTGTTTATCTCCCCGATGACGTTAAAGCAGAAATGAAGGCTGATGCCGCAAATTATACTTTAGCAAATATCGAAGCATGGAGAAATGCTTGCAAAGCGAAATCATTCGATTTTGCAATCAGAATGCCACAAAATCAGGGCATTATAGAAGTTGGATTACCTTTCGGTGGTGCAACAAAGAAACAAAAAAGCCTGTGGGATTAATACCAAGGCTAATATCAATTTTATTTAAAAACAGGAGGTTTTTATTATGGCTTATCACAGTGTTTTAATTCCATCAGCGATTGCAGCAATGAATATCGATTCTTTAAACAGAAGCGTTATCAGTGCTTCACCAATTGATAATGGTAATATTTTTGCAATGGGTGCAGAATATACTTCTGGTAGTTTAACAGAAGTATTCCCTGTCACTCAACCAAGTGCAGGTTCTGCAACGGGTGCATGGATGGCATATTCCGGCGACGAAATCACTGTCACCAACGCACAATATAAGGGCTTAGACCCTGACCCACGTAATTTCTTCAATGCGGCAGGTAAAGTGTTTTCCGCTTTCAAACCGCAGGTCGGAGATATTATTGTGCTTACAGCAGAAGCGTTCTCTAACACTTTCAGTTCTCACACCTATGCTGCTCCCATATTAACTAGCTATAAATTGCAATGGGAAAGCGCAGCGGCAGCATCTGGCTTATGCTACAAATATATCGGTGCTACATATATTTCTCTTGCTACGGGCGCTATTGATAACCAACGTGTTACAGCCTACAAGCTAGAATGCGTTTCTATATAATTTATTGGAAAAAAGGAGAAAATATATTATGAAAATCCCAAATCAAGTATTAACTTTCGCAGGTGAACAGAACTTAACACCTTACAAAATGTTCGTTGATTATTGGAATCATTATCGTGCTCTTAACGGCGCAAAGAATGTAGAATATCAACAGAACACAGTTACACCCGAGGGGGCAATTGTTCCTCTCAGTTTTTCAGAAAAAGAGGAAAAACTAAACGCGGCTTTAAAGCGTGAAATTATACGTGTAGCAGGTATTCAAGGTTTTGACCAGTTCTCTATTGAGACTTGGGCAAACCACCCTGCTTTAAAGTGGGCAACCTTCGCGGTTATTTCTGCCGTTATCGATATGATTCTTCCAGAAACCATCATTGAGAGCATCGGAATTTATTCTGATGTTCGTACAATCGGTTGGGGAGACTCGGCGGCATTCGATGTAAGCCCTCGTGATTTATTCATCGTTTCTAAAGCGGGTCGCAGCAAGAGAACAACCGAATTGCACAAGCAATTTAAAGGTCAGATTACAGTTATTCCAGAACCTCGTGAAATGACAGTATTTGTGTCATTAATGAAAGTTTTAGCAGGAAAAGAGTCTTTAGCAGACTTTGTTATGAAGATGGTACGCTCATTCGAGACAGCTTTAGCTGTTGACGTGTACAACGCATTCTACACCGCAATGGATGCTATTGATAGTACTTCCAGCACTGGCTTGCTTGTTGCTGGATATACTCAATCTGAGTTTGTTCGTCTTTCACAGACCGTTGCCGCATGGAATGGTGGGTCAAAGGCTGTTGCTATCGGTACTCAACGTGCTCTAGCAAGCATTCTCCCATCAAACGCCAACTATCGCTATGATTTTCAGAGCGAGTACGTAAAGGTTGGTTATCTACGTGATTTCCAAGGGACCGATATTATGGTTCTGCCACAGGTAGCTGATTGGCAGACTCCATTCGGTTTGAAACTCTCAGATTCTCGTATCTGGCTTGTTTCACCTTCGTCACAGAAAATCATCAAAGTTGTATTGGAAGGTAATGTACTTTCATACACCAGCGATGTATATGCAAACGCCAACTTAGTTCAAACCTCAACCATGATTAAGAGTTGGGGCACAGCAGTTGCTACAAACGCAGTTGCTGCAACTATTCAATTGGCATAATAATCTATTATGGAATGGGGGCGAGTAATTAAACTCGCCCTCTTCTAAAACCTAAAAATATTGAGGAGAAAATGAATACAAAAACATCTAAAGAGCTTTCAGACGACGAAAAAAAAGAAGTCGATTCATTGAAAGCGAGATTAGCAGAACTAGAAGAGCCTGTTACTAATACTGAAAAATCAGAAAAAGGACAGAGCATACAAGCTAAAAGAAGCAGAGTTCTGCTAGACGATTATGTTCCTGTTATGAGCCTTTTACCTTACAGATTAAATCTGTCAACTAAGGAAGGCGGACAAGGAGACATTAAAAAATTTACCAAATTTGGAGAAGTGAAAAATATTCTCTATAAAGACTTGGTAGATATAATAGAGGTTGACCGCAGTTTTATGGAAGCAGGATTTTTCTATATCCTCGACCCCATAGTTATACGCCAGCACGGTCTGGATGAAACTTACTCCAAAATATTAACAAAGGAAAAAATAGACGAAATATTAAATAATATAAACACAGAATATTGTATAGAGCTTTATAATTCAGCCAACTCGGAGCAACAAAAAGTAATTGTACAATTACTTATCGAAAAGATAAAAACCGACCCTTCCTCTGTAAATTTGTATACGGTTGATAGAATTTCTAGACTATCAAAAATTGATATTTCAAATAAGGCGGAAGAAGAAAAGGCATTGGCTCAGGAATTGTCTGAACAAAATCAACAACAATAATCAAACATAATATCAAATAATTTAAAAAATCCGCTTGATTTCTTAGACGGAGGTGAAAATGGCTAATACAAATTTATCAGAGATTTACGATTTTTTCATGATGACTGTTACTGATTATAGACTTATGGATTTGTTTAATACATCGGTCCCGGATTTTGAAAATTATCTACAAGCATGGTTAGATTTTGCAATCGTAGACTTTAAAGTGTGTGACCAAGATTTAAATTACGACAATATTACAAAAGAATTTCCCGCGGCTTTAAACAGGGATAACAAAGTTGTATTAGCCATTTTAATGATGAAATATTGGCTTCAGAAAACTGTAAATGATATAACCCAAATGAATCTGCATATAAGTGACCGAGATTTTAAAATGGCTTCAGAAGCACAAAACCTAAGAGAAAAAACAAATCACTTAAATATGGTAAAAGAACAATGTTCTCAGTTATTGCAGGATTATGGTTATAGAAGAAACGATTGGGAAGACTGGTATAATCAATCTTTTTCGGGGGCACAATATGGCGTATGAATATAAATCTATACCCGCATCTATGTATGCGAGAGCAAAAAAAGGGGAAAGCCCCAAACAAGAATATATCGATTTATTCCAAAAAACTCTTGATGAGCAGTTCTATAATTCTTCGGATTGGTGGACAATTCAAGAAGAGACCGGAATAGGTACTGAAATATATAAAAATACAGACGTTCGTATTAACCATGTTATCAATGCTGAAACGGGTTTAAAACTCGGAGACGATTGGAAAACAGTCTTATTCCCCGACCTAAATCATCAGATGAATTTGGGAAGACGTTATATATTTGATAATAATATTTGGTTAATAATAAATATCGAGGTAATTAAAAATATTGCCGCAACATGCACGGTTAGGAGATGTAATAATACTTTAAGATGGATTGATGAATCAACAGGTGTTTACTATGAAGAACCTTGCGCTATTGAATATCAAATAAAAGAACCTAGAGATTATATCACACAAGGTTCCCCTTTTCCAACTCCGGGCGGATTTATGAAAATCTATGCCCAATTAAATGCTAACTCTGGAAAAATAAATGAAAATCAAAGATTTTTATTTGGAAACACCGGGCATTGGGTCTGTTATAAAGTAACCGGAACAGGTATAAATGATTTTACAAATGTAGAAACATACGACAATGAAAGCGCGCACATATTAACATTAGACATGAGTGCTAATTTCATTAATAACGAGTTAGATGATGTTATTAATGGAATTTGTGATGTTCATACAAATATCTACCGTGTTATTTTAAGCAGTGGTAGTATATCAGGTTCTCCGACTGGCGCTATGCAATTAAATGCAAGCGTTATTTATAACGGGGATAGTGTTGTAAGAGCAATGGAATGGGTAAGTTCTAATCCAGCAATAGCTTCAATCAGTGGAAGTAGTGGAAGCGCTCTTGTTACTTTTAATACAAATGGAACTTGTACAATAACAGCGTCTGTTTATGGAAATCCAGCAAGCGATATATGCTGGATAACTGTCAGCGCTAGTCCAACGATGAACAATGAAATATTAATTAGTCCGAATACAAATTATATTCTGGAAGGAAGCAATAGAACATACTCTGTCTATTTATATGAAAACGGTGTTCAATCATCCGGTTCATTCGTTATTACGTGTAGCGGTAGCAATGTTCCTTTAACTGATTATATTTTTGCTCAAACCGATGGAAATCACTTTAAGGTTACAAATGTACTAAAAAACCTAATATCTCATCTGACAGTACAGTGCACAACAGGTTCTGTTGTAACTCCAAAAACGTTTGATATTTTCTTACGTGGTGCATGGCAATTCGATAACGCATAGAAAAAATATATGGAGGTAATATGCCAAATATACTAACTCAAGATATCGGGATGATAGCTTATAATAATTTTCAAAATTTCAATCAGTTATCATATAATTGCATAAAATATATGATGGATAATAACGAACTCGTGTGGAAATTATTAAAATATACCAGCCCCGACGCTTGGAATAAAGCAGATTTAACCCAAGAGGAAAAAGCGACTCTGATATATGCCGGACAGCAAGATAGTTCGAAATTTAATGTTTTCATGGACGGTAAGCAACCCGACGTTTTAGTAGATGAATGCACACTGGTTAGAATAATGCCTCAATATGCTATAGGTCAGAATCGTACAATTGGAGTTATAGAAATAAGCATGGAAGTATTTTCCCATTATAAAATAAATCATCTATCTAATTATACAACAAGAATTGATACGATTACAGGAGAACTTCTTGCTCTGTTTAATGGTATAAACATAGGTATATTAGGATTAATGGCTATTGATAGGATGATTGACCAAAGTTCTAGGTTGTTTCAGGCAGGTCAAATACCCTTTGGCGGAAAACAAATAATATTTGCAACTTACTCGGCATAAAAAATAAAATGGATATTACATATTATCTTACTTATGATTTGCCTATATCACATAAAAATATAAAAATATATCCGGTGACAGTAAAAGACTATTTGCTTTTTAATGTTTATTCCCAATGTCTAACAATAGACAAGAATAGTATTCCCGACCCAAAAATAATCTCAATGACTTATATGGAATATATATTTCGTATCACCGAGGAAAATCCTATAGATTATCCTTATTTAATATGGTATGATAGATTACTCCACATGTGTCTTAAGGAAGAGGATACATTTGAAAAAATAGAAGAAAGTATAAAAAGATATAGATATGACAAAAAAGGAAAACCCATTTTTACTATACGGGAAGAGACATATACATCAGATGACTTTGATGAAATTAAAAAAATAATAGCAGAGCAGAATTTAGTAGAGTTAATAGACGAGAATATTTCCAAAGAGGTTAGAGATTCTATGGAAAAAGCCAGAGAGTTTAAAAGAAAATTATCTGGTGAAAAAACTGCATCTGTTGAAGATTACATAATCGCTCTTTCTATTGCAACGGGGTCTACCCTAGAGTACATATATTCTTTAACAATAAGAAAATTCATAAAGAGTATAAGGAGGATGGATAATCTTATACACTATAAAATCTATCTGGCTTCATCAATGTCGGGGATGGTTGAGTTTAAAGATAAGTCGTTTATTAAACACTGGCTAACAAGTTTAGACGACGAAGATAAGTATGGAGATGTTACTGTAAGTCTGCAAGATATGCAAGACAAAGTATCATTCGACAGTGCTAAAAAATAGCATTTATTAAAAAAATACAGGAGGTTTAAAATTATGGCTATAAAGAAATTCTTGACAAGTGTCGCAGACGTTTTTGGGTATGACAACGATGACAATCTGCTTTTCGTAGCAAAGACACTGCTAGACAGTTCTATCGAAGTTTCTCTAGGTTCAGCACCTGTTCGTGGTGGACGTGGTAATCAATTGCTTTATACTTACTATCACACTGCGGAAATGAAATTTAACTTAACAGAAGCGCAATGGAATCTAGAATTGGTGGGAGCAACAGTAGGTACTACATACGAGCTTGGTAACTATTATGTACAAGAAACATTACCGATTACAGCTAGTTCTGGTTCTGTTAGTGAAGTGCCGTTAGCTTTCACAGGTACTACTATATATGGTTGGGCAACTTCTCCTTTGGGAGTTACTCAGAGAGTTACATTCAGCGGTTCGGCGGGTGGCTTTACTGTTACCGGGACTGAAACAAGCGGAAACTGGTGTATACGTTACTATACAGCCAATGTAAGTTCCGGAAAGAGTATTACCATTAAAGCAAGTATGATTCCACAAGTTGTGAAGTTAGTCATGGAAACTCAGTTGAATTCCGCTGATGTTACCACAAATAAAATCGGTATGGTACAAATCGTCATACCAAGGGGTCAACTATCAGGGGCTTTCACGATTTCGATGAAAGCAGATGGTGTTTCTAACACTCCTCTAACTGGTACGGCTCTCGCTTACACGCCTGTTGCTAGCAGCACAGCAGATGCGTGCGCGGTTGATTCATACTACGCTACAATCACTGAAATCATCGATAATACAAACTGGTATGATAGCATTTTGGCATTATCAGTTGCGGGTGGAAATTTCTCAATAGGAGTTGGTGAAAGTAAAACTTTGGTGGTTTATGCCGTTCCTTATACGGGAAGCTCTTTCAAAGTCCCTAACTCATATATTTCCTTTAGCTCTGGTTCAGCAGCGGCAACAGTTGGAGGAAGTACTGGTGTAGTTACAGGAGCATCGGCTGGTACAGCCATCATATCGGCTTCTGCTACTTCGGCTTCTTCGGTTAATGGCTCAGTCACAGTTACTGTTACAGCATAAATAATAGGAGCAGAATAAAATTTGCTCCTATCATATTAAGGAAAATAAAAAATGCCAAAAAGTATTGAAGAAAATAGAGACGAAAAAATTATAGAAAACAAGATAGAAGAAATTACTGAAAAACCCTTGCCGAAAGAAACTGTTGAGGAATCCACAAAAGTAGAAAAAACTATTGAGGAATCCACGAAAGATACACTAGCTTTAAATAGTATTCAGTTTACAATCCGTAGAGTTAGTGAGGGTGGATTATATGTAATCGATAGCAACGGAAATGGTACTGATATTGCTATCCCAAAAAAATATAAAAATAAAGTATTAAATGCTGGCGATATTATTTACATATCGAAAAGCGAATTATAAAGGAGGATTAGAATATGGCTTTAACTACAAAAGAAATTTATGACCTTGATAATTCAATGGTCGCTGCACAAAATGTGGAACTAGGAACAGTGCTAAATGCCCTGATTTCAAGTTCAGGAAGCACTGGTGCATTAAAAGTTGTGAGTGGAACAGTTTCACCAAGTTCCCCGTCTACAATAGTAGCTTCGGGATTATCGGTAATTGATAATGTTGTTGCGAGTTTGGAAGGAACACCAACGGTATATCATACATGGACTTCCGCATGCATTGTGGGAACAAATATTGTGGTTACTTGTTGGTCGGGGAGTGCTGCCCTAACTGGTGTTGTGAGTCCTATCGCTTCTAGCGGAAGCGCCAGCGCTCATTTTGCAAAAGTTTATTGGATGGCGCAAGGAACTGCCTAACATAAATTAAATACACCGTCATTAAAAAATGGCGGTGTATTTTTTAACTAAAAAATAAATGGAGAAATAATGGATACTGTTGAAAGAGTTAAATTGGAGATAAAAACTCCGGAAAATAAAACAATTGATTATAATGGGACAAGTATAGAAATAAACCCATTTATCGATTTTTCAGAACAAGTACTTTTAATCAATGAATATGTTAAAGATTTTTTTGGTGATATGACTGAAATCGTAATTCCGGAAACCAAAAATCATGTTTTTGAAGCAGAATGTAGATTAAAAAACTATATAATCCAACTCAACACGAATATTGATATGAGCGATATAGATAATAATATATATGTTGCCGATGAACTTTGGGAAACAATAACTAAAGAAATTAATAACTATTGGAATTTTAGAGAGAGACTAGAGTCGATTGTTTATGAAATAAAAGACCAAGTAAAACTAGACAATTCTCTTGGAAAAGTTCTTTCCGATTTATTAGGAAAAGCCGAAGGATTTATAGACCAAATAAACAAGATTTCCCCGGATGATATTAAAGAATTACAAAATGTCGGGACAGGACTTATTAATGATTTAGAGAAAGCCAATATCATGAGAAATCCTTCTGATTTAACTGCTATAGAGCAACCCCTAATAGATGAATTAAATGAGGGAATAAAAAAGGAATAAAATGATAGGTAGATTAAAACGTTCCCTCGGTGAACGCTGCCCGGAGTGCAGAAGCATACTTCAAATCAGAGTAAGAGATATAGGGGAAATAAGAAACGGGGTTCAGGTTGTTATTTCAGAAGAGTATATTGCTTGTTCTAATAAAAATTGCGGGTATAAAAAAGAAATGGAACAAAAAAGGATACGGAGACAAGAAGATGATTTAGCCTATTAAAAGGATAATTTTAAAACCTTCTTGTAGATTATAAGGAGGTAAAGATGCAATACAGATTAGGGTCAGCAACAGTTCCTACAATTGATAAAGTTAGAGAAGGCTTAGTAAGAGAAATAAAAAGAGCTTTATCTGAAAACAAAAATATATCAGATGAAAAGATGTTGCCAATAGAAAAAGAAATCGAAAAATATGTTAAAGAGCTTGCTAGTTCTGTAGCTCGTCATGATGAGTTGGGGGAATATTGGAAACAAGCAACAAAAGAAGTCGATGGTTTACCCGGATATTATCCCGTTACCGAATCGAAAAATTTACCTCTCGGCTCTCCTAATTTCGGGACTTTTCTTCAAAGAGGTTTGTTTGGATTGAGAATTCTCCTCGCCGGAATATCTGAAACTACTTCGGGACCTGATATTGCAATTGCAGAAAACGAACCGGGAAAACCGCTAATAGTAGATGGTCGAGGTATAGAATTAAAAAGCAGTAGTGCTAGTCTTGAGGCTTCAAAAAGAAATCTTGGAGTTACAGTAGGAGACATAACTATAGTAGAAAAAGCAACAAAGGATTTAGAATCTATTCTCGAAACAAAAGCAGCGGAAAACATAGCGGCTCTTAGCAGATTTATAACAAAAATATATTATCTTTTATGGATGCGTTTTGAATCTCCCGGAAATACGCAACACGGAAGCCTACGCTTAAGAGTTATGATATTATTTATGCGTTTAAAAATTCTTGAATTAATAAAAACACTAACTTCAAAACATGCCGCAAATGAACCACAAGTTTCAATACATAAATCAGAAATAGAAACAAAAGAAGGATTAGAAAAAACTTCATCTGGAGGAGTAACAGGAGGAGATATTCTTTTAAATAAAAGAAAATTTACAGTCAAAATACTATTCGGGGAAGTAGATACAACAGATATTAAACAAATTATGCGTCATGAAATTAAGGTTTTAAGTAGTTTCTATGCACAACGACATGATTTTATAAATGAGATAGAAAATAGTCCGAAAACGGCTCAAAAATTTTATGCTTTTATAATGGGAAAATTTATTAAAACTATGAAATTTAAAAATCTTGGAGAAATGTAATAAAAACATAAATTATAAAATACTTATTTTAAAAAAGGAGAATAAAAATGTTAGAAAATATTTTAATGATTGTTGCCGGATTAGCCGGATTAGGTGCATTTGTTTCTATTTTTATAAGTGTACTTAAAAAAATTGGTGTAATTAAAGATGGTCAATCTGAACAATGGTATCAAGGAATCAGCCTTTTTGTATTCCTTGCAGTAACAGTTGTTTACTTCTTAAAAGTACCTATTGTATGGTCAGATGTAAACGAATGGCTCAAGTTACTTACATTTATTTTGGGTTATGTCATTCAAATTTTGGGTGGTCAACTTACTTACAGCACCATTAAAGGTACACCTTTGTTTGGTTTTAGCTACGAGAAAAATCAGCAAAGAGCAGAAGCTAAAGCAAACGCTGGAAAAGAACCAGTACAATAAAATATCAATTTAGGAAGGGGCATATAAATTTTATGCCCCTTTCTTTTTTGGGAGGTATAATGGAAAAAACATGTATAAAATGTAATTTTAAAGGTAAGGAAAATCTATTTAAGAGCAACATATGTAAAGAGTGTTTGAAAAAATATAGAAAACAATGGAATGAATTAAATAAAGATAAAAGAAGAGTTTATCGAGAACAAAATAGAGAAAAAGCAAAAGAATATGCCAAAAATTATAGGGAGAAAAATAGAGAAAGTATTTGTATAGATAAAAAGATATATAGAGAAAAAAACAAAGAAAAAATAACAAAACACAAAAAAGAATATTGGGAAAACAATAAAGAGAGATTTCGAGAAAAAAGAAAAGAATATTATCAAGATAATAAAGAATTTATTAATAAATCAAAATTGATGAAAATTTTTGGAATAACAGTTGACGAATATTATCGTATGTTTGATTCTCAAAACGGAAAATGTGCTGTTTGTGGAAGACCCCAAAGCGAATGTTCAAGAGCGTTTGCTGTTGACCATATTCACATGACCGGATATGAAAATTTATCATCTACAGAAAAGAAAAAATATGTAAGAGGCTTGCTTTGTATTTCTTGTAACACTGCTCTTGGAAAATTACAAGATAATCCAGAGATACTACAAAAAGGAATAGAATATCTATTATATTATAATAGAAAGGAAAATAATATGACAAATAAATATTTTTTTGGTTTAGACCTTAGCCTTAATTCAACAGGCATTGCTGTATTTACAACCGATGATATGCAATTTGTAGAAACATCTACGATAGCTATTAATAAGTCTTCTCAAAATATGAGAGAGACTAAAAACAAACTGAAATATATCGGGGAAGAATTAATAAAATATAAAAAAGAATATAAACCGGAGTTTATAGTAACGGAACAAGGATTTATGCGTTATGTCAATTCAACAGCACAACTTATGAGGGTTGCCGGAGTTACAGAATATATATTTGCCGATATTCCTCAATACTGCGTTCCTTCTTCCACAATTAAAAAAAAACTAACTGGTTTCGGAAATTCAGAAAAAGAAAAAGTCGCAGATGCAATATTAAAAATTTATCCAAAAATAAGATTTACTACAACGGACGAAAGTGACGCTTGTGGTCTTTGTATTTATTGGGGTATTCAAGAAGGATGGATGAAAAACAATGCCACGCTCAACATTTAGAGATAAAATAACAAGTCCTGAACTTACCAAACAAATAAATCCAGAAAATATTAAATTGATGGAAAAATTCTTAAAGGATAAATCCATAAGAACTTCTCCAAAGACAATTGTTGTATACGAAAGTAACATGACAATGTTTTTTACATGGAATCTCTTATATAATGAAAATAAATTTTTTGTAGATATAAAAAAATTAGAATTTTCTGATTTTTTTTCATTTGCATCTACAGAACTTAAATTGGGGTCAGCTAGATTGAATAATCTCAGAAGCACGTTATCTTCTTTATCGTCTTTTATAGAAAAATTTTTGGATGAGCAATATCCAAACTTTCGCAACATAATTTTGCGAATTGTAGAAAGTTCCCCAAAGGAAACCCGAAGAGAAAAAACTATCTTGACTGATGAGCAAGTAGAAAATTTATTAGAACATTTAAAAAAGAATGAAAAGCAACAAGCGTGTTGGCTCGCCCTTGCGGTAACAAGTGGGGCTAGATTTACCGAACTTTTAGCTTTTGAAACTGATTTAATTGATGAAAATAGAACTGCTTTCGGTGATTTGTTTCTTGAAACAACAAAACAAATTCGCACAAAGGGAAGGGGAAAAAGCGGAAAATTGCTTTATAAATATATTTTAAAAGAAAAATTTTTACCTTATTATAAAGAATGGTTAAAAGAGAGAACCAAGATTTTAAAAGAAAAGAAATTAAATCATAATTTTTTATTTATTAAACAAGATGGAAATCCCGCAACAGGAGCTACAGTACGAGGATGGATAGACGGATTTGAAAAGTATTTAGGTGTACCTTTCTACGCCCACGCACTAAGACACTATTTAGTAACATTATTAAGTAAGAAAAATATACCCCAACCTTTAATCCAAGAATTAATGGGTTGGAGTTCTAGCGAAATGGTCCAAATTTACGATGACACATCAGCCCGGGATAGAATATATGAGGGATTAGAGAACTTAAAATTGTAGTTTTATGGCATTATTGAGGAGGTTTTATATGACAACAACTTCTGGTAGCAAAGTGGAAATCGTCTTTCCCATCATTACTGTCTTTGATATCAAAGAAATTGAAAAAGTAATGAAGGAAATAGGGGAGGTGTCAAATGGCTAGTGGTTTAGAAATTGTATTTCCTGTATCGATGGTATTTAATCCATCATCCGCAGATAGAACAATGGCGGGAGTAAATAATGCTTTTAAGGCTATAACAAATTCGGTTAATACCAGCACAGGTGCTTTACGAGGAGCAAGTCTTGCGGAAAAAGTATTTGGTTCATCACAAAATTTTCAAAAATATGTCGATGAAGCCGCAACAGGCGTAGGAAAATTAACAACAAAATTTGTAGATATTAAAAACCTAGCAACTGGAAAAATAATGTCAGTACCTATTTCAGAAATGAAAGATTTTACGGGTATATTAGGAACAAGCACTACGCAAATTTTAGAATTTACTAAGAAACAAAAAGCGATGGCTGAGGCGTTAGCAAAAGGAAAAATAGAAATAGTAGGACATTCTGAATCAACTGCAAAATTCACCGAATCCGAAAAACTCAATGTAAAACAACTAGAAGCAGTACAAAAAGAAATGGTAAACTATGGAAATACCGCCGATAAGCTCGATACACGACTAAAAAATATGCGTGGAAAACAAGCACAGTTAGCCAAAGACGCAGTAAAAGACCTTAGAGCAGAAATAGTTGCTTTTGAAGCGAAAAGAAAAGCTACCACAGCTACTACCGCAGACTTAATAAAACTCGAAGATGCGTATAAAAAAGTCGGGGTTGCTATGGAAGGAACCAAGATGGGAGCAAACGCCTTTCAAGAATGGAGTTCAAGAATCGGCAATGCTGTTAAACAAACTATCGCTTATTCTTTCTCTATAGGTTTAGTGTATAAAGCCCAACAATTGTTCAATGATGCTGTAAAATATGCCATTGACTTGAATACCGAAATGACAAAGATTCAGGTTCTTCAAGCAGAAGGTGCAAAAACACCTGAAGAAATCAACACGCTTGCTAATTCTTTTAATAAACTCGGTCAAGAAATGGGTGCTTCCACTCTCGAAATTGCAAAAGGTAGTGTTGAATGGTTCAGACAGGGTAGAACAGTTGATGAAACCCAAAAACTTATGAAAGCATCTATGATGCTTTCTAAATTGGGTGCTATGGAATCTGCTGATGCTACTAACTACCTTACCTCTATTACAAATGCTTTCAAAATAAGCGTTGGGGATACTACAAGTGTTGTTGATAAGCTTATTGCGGTAGATAATATTGCAGCAACTAGTGCGGGTGAACTTGCTACCGCTTTGAGATATACTTCTGAATCGGCTGCTTTAGCTGGTGTTGAAATGGAACAATTAATTTCATATATTGGTACTGTTTCTACCGTTACCAGACAGAATGCAGAAATGATTGGTCAAGCATTCAAAACCATGTTTGCTAGAATGACCCTTATTCAAGGCGGTGGTACAGATGAAGAAGGTTGGACAATCAGCAAAGTAGAAAAAGCTTTAACCGCTGTCGGTATTGAAATGAAAAAAGCCGATGGCACTTTCCGTAACATGGGTGATGTATTAGAAGATACTGCTGCCAAATGGGATACTTTAGGCGAAAGAGAGAAAATCGAAATCGCTGTTGCTATCGGTGGTGTACGTCAAAAAGAGGCGTTTCTTGTTTTGATGGATAATATGGATAAAGCTCTCCAATATCAAGCAGCCCAAACTGATGCTACTGGTTTAGCGATGAACCGTTATGGGTATTATCTTGAAAGTGTTCAGGCTAAACAGGGTAAACTTACCGCAGCAATGCAAGCTCTTTATGGAACAATAGTTAATTCCAATATGGTAAAGTGGTTTTTAGATGCTGGTCTTGCTATAGTACAATTTGTAAGTGCTTCCGGAGGAATAATACCTATACTTACAGAAATAATTGCATTAATGATTCTTTTTAATAGAGCATCAATTATAGGAACATTAACAAAAGGATATAGTGGTATAACAAATTTTATTGCGGGGCTTAAACTTTTAGGAATTAATCTTCGTTTTGTTACCGTTTCAACAAATAACTTGATTATTGCTCAACGATTAGCAATAGTTACTAACAATACAGAAGAAGCCGCATTAATTGGAGTAGCACTTGCTTCAAGAACCGCCGCAGGGGGAATGGCGGTTTTTAATGCGGCTCTCGGTGCAATTGGAATAGTAATGATGGCGGCAGCGGGTATTTACCAATATTTTAAAAAGAAAGCCGACGAAGTAAAACAAGCCCACGAAGAAGTAACAAAATCCATCGAGGATTATATAACAAAATTAGAAGAACTTCCGAGTGTTTTGAAAAATGCAGAATCTATTTATAAACAAATTACTGTCCTTTTAGAAAAACAAAAGACTATTGGTTTGTCTACAGAAGAAAGCGATACTCTAACATCTCTCTTTAATCAACTATACAAGTTAGCCCCCCAATTAATTTGGGGATTTGATGAGATGGGTAATGCAATTCTTAAAGATATAGTAAGTTTAAAAGAGCTTATGATAGCTACCGAAGAATATGCATTACAAACTGAGTTAAGTGGTAAAAATCTTATAACATATTTTACTGATAAAGTCGACCAATACGAAGAAGAAAAGAAAAATATTGATATTTTAATTTCAAAGCAACAATATTTGCAAAATGTATATAGAATGTCAGCAGAAGAA